ATGACCTTTTCAATCTAAGTGGAGTTTCAGGAGGAAAAGTTAGACAATGTTCTAAACTTGTCTACAATAATTTAGACCATATACTCAATGAGTGTAATGGTGGGATATTAACGGCTGCCGGTATTCCGTCGCCACAAAGTTGTATCACATCTGCAGTTGCCAAGTATTTTGGTCTAAAGTGTTTGGTTACAGTACCACATTATCCCGACCACATTAGAGATAGTTACAGGGTAAATGTATCGTTGGCTCAAAAGTTTGGTGCCAAGGTGTATGGAGTAGGTAATCCGAATATATCGGGTCCAGAACTTGATGCCAAGAAATTAGTAGGTGAAACGGGTTATTTTCAGATAAAATTTGGAATGAATGGACGACAAGTAATGAAAACTATTGCCCAACAAGTCAAAAATGTTCCGGATCACGTAGAGACTGTGGTGGGGATCGCTGGGAGTGGTTTGTCTATGTTGGGTGTAGCTATGGGTTGTAAGTTGTATAATAAGAATATTAAAACGATATATCCTGTAGCATTAAGTAATTATGTGTATAAAAACAAGAAAATGTGGTACGATCGTCTCAGTCCCACAGATAAATTTGACGGAGATTTTAAAGTTGTTCAGTCAGACTATCCATACCAACATAAACTGAAATTAGATGAATCATTACCACTTGACCAAACCTACGAAGCAAAGGCATGGGATTGGATGGTTAAGAACATAGAACCATCTGAAAATGTGTTGTTTTGGGATGTTGGGATTAAGGAATATGATTTGAGTTATATCGAACCAATCAAATGGCATAAATCAGAATACGAAATGATTATAGATAGAGAATTAAGAAGGAAACATGAGCAAGTCAAACACGACTTTTTCTAAAGCCTGGCTAGAAAAGAAAATAATGTGCGGGCTCTGCAACTTCGGTTGTTGTAATCACCCATCGTTTCATGTAGAAATCACGGAAGATGAACAAGAGTTTTATCAGAAAGAGTATGGATTAGACCTTGAATTGGAATGGAAGCAAGACGGTTGTTGTAAGTTATTAAAAGATGACAATACAGGTTGTAGTTTAGGAGATGACCGACCAGTATTTTGTAAGTTGTATCCATTAGTAGAGAACAATTCTAATAGATTGGTAATGAACAATTGGGGATACTTACATTGTCCTAAACCACAACATTATGAATTGGATAAGATAGTGGAAGGAAAGTATCATTATAAACTAAAACCAAAAGTGAGAAAACACAACAAACGAGAAGAATTAATACTCGATGACGAAATAGACAACGTGGTTCATCAGATATGGTTACAGGCAAAAGATTCCATCATTCAACGATATGGTCAAGAATATTACAATATAATAAAAAATGAAATGAAACAAACAATTAAACACGAGTTCTTTTAATGTATATAGATTATTTTGATAAATTTTATAATATGGATCCCTATCTCAAAATAGACGAGAAAGATTGGGAATACATAAAAGAAACATTTGAAAAACAAGATGTAAAAGAAAGTCTTGCCACGGTAGCAATGACTTATCCACTTCCATATCCAGATTTAACCGAAAAGAAGGCTTGGAAAGATTTCCAAAAACTCAAAGGGATGAAATGGAATGAAATAATGGTAGAGGGTGAGTGGTATGCAAGAGAGGGAACGGAATATAACTATAATCTGAATTACGATGACAAACAACTTTATTTTCGTAGGATAAATACTGGTAATATATCAAGCAATTACTTTCAGATAGAGAATCGTTGGTCGGTAGATGGTTCAGTAAGTCCAGGTCCAAAACGAACTTGGGAGAGTCATAAGTTTATGACTACTCTTATGGGAAGTGCATATTCACTCAAAATGCCCAAGATTACCAAGAATATATTGAGAACTATGATTGGACTTCGTAAGTATATTTGTTCTCAATTTAAACCTAATGTGGCGAAGATAATTTATGATATGTTTGAATCAGAGAACATACTTGATTTCTCTATGGGGTGGGGTGATAGGTTGGCTGGATTCTATGCAAGTGAACACGGAAAACACTATGTAGGAATAGATCCAAGAAAGGAGAATCACCCTATCTACAAAGAACAATCAGAGTTTTATGACAAACATTTAGGATTTTTTGAACACGAGAGAAAATCAGAATTTTATTGTTCACCTGCAGAGGACTTTGATTTTTCACAGTACAAGGAACACTTTGATATGGTATTTACATCACCACCATACTTTAGCGTAGAGCGTTATAGTTATGACGATACACAAAGTTGGGTTAGATACAAAGATATAAACGATTGGAACAAAGATTTCTTACAGAAAACTTTAGGAAATTTATGGGATTCTGTGAAAGTTGGTGGATACTTATTAGTGAATATATCAGATGTTTATACAAATTCAAAATGGTCAACCGATAGAGGTTGGTTAGAAATCTGTAATCCTATGAATGATTACTTATCCAAGTTAGGAGAGTATCAAGGTTGTATTGGGATGGAAATGGCAAAACGCCCGAATAGTGGTGGTGCTGGAACGGCAAAAAGTTATGAAGGTTCTGTATGGACAGAAAAATCATTAGAAAATAAACAAGATAAGAAATTTTGTGAACCAATTTGGATATGGAGAAAAAATTGAATTCAGAACACACATTATGGGTAGAAAAATATCGGCCCTCCAACCTTGACACTTACATTGGTAATGATCAATTAAAAAGTAAAGTCAAGGTTTATTTAGAGAGTGGCGACTTACCACACCTTTTACTATTTGGAAAGGCCGGAACAGGTAAAACCACTCTCGCAAAACTACTCGTTAATAATATAGAATGTGATTATTTGTATATTAACGCATCGGATGAGAACAATGTAGACACCGTGAGGACGAAGGTTAAGAGTTTTGCCTCCACAATGGGTTTCAAAGATTACAAGGTTATAATCTTGGACGAGTGTGATTACATCACACCTAACGCTCAAGCAGCCCTTCGTAATCTTATGGAAACATTTAGTAAACATTGTAGGTTCATTTTAACTTGTAATTTTGTAGAGAGAATTATAGATCCTATACAATCTCGTTGTCAGACATTCCAGGTCATTCCACCTAACAAGAAAGAGGTGGCTGTTCATTTGAGTAATATTCTAAAACAAGAAGGAATTGAATCTGAATTATCTGATATTGGATTGTTAGTGAATAGTGGTTATCCTGACATAAGACGAGTTATAAATGGGGCCCAACGACAATGCATTGATGGTAAACTGGTTATAGATAAACAGAGTATAGTAGAGAATGATTATAAATTAAAGTTATTAAAGATATTAGAAACCCAAGATAGAAAGAGTGCATTTAATAATATTCGTCAGTTGATGGCAGATGCAAAGGTTACGGATTTTGCAGATTTATTTCGACTTCTATATGATGAAGTTGATACTTATGGTAAAGGGCATATCGCCGCCTGTATCTTGGTTATAGCAAAATATGAATTAAGTGATGCCCAAGTAGTTGATAAAGAAATCAATGCAATGGCAATGATAATAGAAATATTACAAATAATAAAATAAAGGAGTAGTAATGTATTACGAAACACAGGTTGTATTTACTGAGGAAATCGATACTAAAAATGGAGTTAAGGAAAAGAAAGTCCGACGCAACTATTTAGTAGAGTGTGATTCGGTATCAGTAGCAGAAGCCAAGGTAACTGAATTTCTAAAGGATTCAGCATTTTTCTTCGAAGTAAAAGTTGCAAAGGAATCTAAGATAGTTGATGTAGTAGAGGCATCATGAACGAAAAATATTGGGGTGAAAAGAAACCACCTGTTACAAAAGATGCACAACCAAATGGTGGTAAACCAGAAAAACATATATCAGTTCACGAGAACAAGATTTATTATTATTCTGGTGTGAATAGGGAAAGTGCAGTAGAATTAAATAAAAAGATAGGTGAGATAGAATCAAGAAGTTTGACATTGGCAAATACTTTAGATATAGATCCACCTGTACTTAAAATATTGATAAATTCAGGTGGTGGTTCAATCACTGCTGGTATTTCATCTATGGATACTATGTTGAGATGTAAAGTTCCAATCCATACCTATGTGGATGGATTTTCAGCAAGTGCAGCCACATTTCTTTCAGTAGTTGGTAATTATAGATTTATGAGTAGAAATTCTTATATGTTGATTCATCAATTATCTACAGGTTTTTGGGGAAAGTATTCGGAGTTTGAGGATGAGAAACAGAACTTAGATTTGATGATGAAAACTATTAAAGATGTGTATAAGAAATATACTAAAGTTCCTATGAAGAAACTTGATGAAATATTAAAACATGATTTATTATGGGATGCAAACACTTGTTTAGAGTATGGATTAATTGATGAGATAATTTAATGAATGTATTAGTTATAGGAGATAGTTGTAACGACGTATTTGTCTATGGTGATATAGAAAGAATTAGTCCTGAGGCACCAGTACCAGTACTTGTTCCATCACATACAGAATCAAATGATGGTATGGCAAAAAATGTTGCAAATAATGTTGAGTCATTAGGTATGACTATTTATACCATAACTAATGTAAATAGCATTACAAAGAAAAGATATGTAGAAAATCGTTCAGGTCAAATGGTATTAAGGGTTGATGAACACGATTATTGTGATAGAATAAAAATAAAAAAATTACAAGGTATAACTAACAATAAATTTACATCATATAGTTTGAATGGTACTGTAAATAAGATTGATGCCATTATTATTTCAGATTATTGTAAAGGGTTTTTAGAAGAATCTGATATTCAACACATTTGTGAAAATAATGACAATGTATTTGTAGATACTAAAAAGAAACTTGGTAATTGGATTAAGGATGCAGATTACATTAAGATAAATGAATTAGAATATAAAAAGAACCATGAAGTGTTATCAGGAAATGGATTTGAAGAAAAACTTATTGTTACATTAGGTAGTAAAGGATGTAGATATAAAGATAAGGTATTTAGTGTAGAAGAAGTTCCTGTTAAAGATGTTAGTGGAGCAGGAGATACATTTCTTGCAGGATTAGTTCGTGGTTATTTAGATACACAAGATATAGAAAGTGCAATAGAATTTGCACAAAAATGCACAACACACGTGGTACAAAAACACGGTGTTGCAATAGTTACATTAAAGGAGTTAGAAAATGGCTAAAAGAAAAGCGCCCCAACAACCACAGTCAGAGGTTCAAGTGGATTTGAAAAAGGC